GTTCCGTGAGTCTCTTGTTAGTACGGCTCGTCAGAATGGTAAGTCAGTTGCTTTGCAGGCGCTTATTGGGTGGTGGATGACTGAGGGTGCTGTTATTCGTAAGGGGCCACAGTCTGTGATGTCGGTTGCTAACAAACTTGATCGTGCAGAAGCCATATTTCCGTTATTGGCAAATATTCTTTGTGAATCTTTTGGGGGAAAGAAACTTGCTGCCATTGGGCGTAAAAGTGTTGAGATGCCGGATGGTTCTCGCTGGGAAATCAGGGCTGCCACTAAAAGCCTTCATGGTGGGTCTCATGATCTAATTGTGTGCGATGAGTTATTCGACATAGATGCAGAAGTTGTGGATTCAGCGCTTCGCCCCAGCCAGATTGCTCGAAAGTCCCCTTTGCTTTCTATGTGGAGTACAGCAGGAGACCAAAACAGTGAAACCATGATCAAGTTGCGCCAGCAGGCCATGGCTGACATAGATAAAGGCCTTCCTAGTCTGTTTTACTTTGCTGAATGGTCAATGCCGGGGCATCTGTCGCCATTGGATGAAAAAAACTATTGCTGGGCAAACCCATCTTTGGGTACGACTATTACGATTGAGGCCCTTCGAGCAGTATCTAAAAAAGACAGTTTCATGCGTGCCCATCTAAATCAGTGGATTACGGCTAGGGGGGCATGGCTGGATTTGGGTGTCTGGGAGAAGAACCAAACCGATATTCCTATGCCTGATGGTGGGTTTCTATCTGTGGATAGTTCTGTGGATGACGCTCGATATGTTGGCGTCAGGGCTGCCGAAGTAGATGGCAAAGTCATTGTGCAAACAGAGTTTGTGACCGAAACTGAAGCAGATATGTGGGCTGCCATTGCTCGTGTTATGGAACATCCAGAGGTGCAACTGCTCATAACGCCAACGCTCGATATCCATGTGCCTTTGTCTTTGCGTAGGCGCACCACAATCACTGGCTATGCAGAACTAACTAAATACACAACTTTGGTGCGCTCGATGATTCATGAAGGCAATGTAAAACACCACGGCGAAACCCTTTTGGCTGATCATTGTGGCAGGGCCGTACTTGTCAAAACCCCTTCCGGGGCTGTGGTCAGCAGCCAACGCTCTCCGGGCCCAATCGAATTGTGCCGTGTAATGATCTGGGCTGTGGCACAAGTTTCTAAACCAAAACAAAAGACAAAGCCCATGATGGTCATCGTGGGTGGCTAAACTATCGGCGGTGTTGCTCTGGGCGTTGTCGGGATGAGCAGGGCAATACCACAATTCTCAATCTGAAAGTGGCATACTTCCATCATGGCTCTGTTCGATAAAAAAGTTACCAAAGCCGCTATCAGTCCTATGCCTGATGTTCAGGCTGCTGTCGGGTATGGCGGTGCCAATATGATTGGTGACTTCTGGGCCTATCAGCAGGGCGAAGCCAGAGCAGCCGCTATGCAAGTAGCCACCATTTCTAGGGCTCGTGATTTGAGCGCTTCAGTTCTTGCATCCATGCCACTTAAAATGTATGGCGAACGCTGGAACGAAGAAGAAGGCGAAATGGAAGAAATACCATTGGCACCTCGATCATGGCTACGCCAACCAGACCCAACAGTTACTTATCCATTTCTTATGGCATGGACATTTGATGACCTTCTCCATTATGGAAAAGCGTACTGGTACATCACAGCCAGAACTCAAGATGGTTTCCCCTCAGCGTTTACACGCATTCCTGCTGGCTCAGTAACTACGCCAGATGTTCCGGGCAACATCCCTTTCGGCCCTTCTAAAGAAGTTATGTTTGCTGGCAACTTCCTCAAAACTGATGATGTTGTGCAATTCCTTTGCCCTATTGAAGGCATTGTTTACAACGGACAGCAAACCATTTCGACAGCGCTGGCAATCGGTGAGGCTCGTAAACGCAATGCCTCATCTGCTATCCCTGCTGGAATTTTGAAGCAAACAGGTGGCGAACCGTTGTCAGGGCAAGAACTTGCTGATCTGGCTGCACAATTCAACACTGCACGAGCAACCAACCAAACTGCTGCACTTAATGAGTTCCTCAGTTACGAAGCGACAACAGCATCACCAGACAAAATGCTGCTTATCGAATCAGCCAATTATTCAGCACTTGAGGCTGCTCGTTTGTGTTCAGTTCCCCCCTATTTAGTGGGCGTTTCTACTGGTGCATATAGTTATCAGTCCTCTGAACAGGCTCGTGCTGACCTATATATCTTCGGGGTGCAACCATACGCTCAGTGCATCGCATCCACATTGAGCATGAACAATGTTCTTCCAAGAGGCACTTATGTCAAATTTGACACCGATGATTTCTTGATAGAAAACCAAATGGCAGACTCAATGGATGAAAACCAACCAGAAGAAAACACACAGGAAGAATTAGCAGAATGAAACTTAACCTCTCAGCAGGCTTTGCCATTGACCTAGAAGCAGCGGCTGGCGATGCGCCAACCCGTCAAATCTCTGGTATTGCAGTGCCTTACAATGTGCCAGCCACAGTGTCTGACGGCACCAAAGTGCAGTTCGCTGCTGGCTCTCTGCCAGTAGATGGCAAAGCACCCAAAATGTTTATGTACCACAACAGTTCAATGCCAGTCGGATTGGTCACTTCTCGAAAAGAAACCAAAGATGGCATGACCTTCGTGGCATCCATTGTGGACACCCAAGCCGGTACAGATGCCCTGACCATGGCTTCAGCCGGGGTGCTTGATTCCGTGTCAGTTGGCGTAAATGTGCTCGAAAGTTACAACGATAAGAACGGCACCATGATCGTTACGGCAGCCGATTGGTTAGAACTCTCGCTGGTGCCTATCCCGGCATTTTCGGGCGCACTCGTAGAATCCGTGTTTGCGTCAAATGAATCTGTTACCATTCCAGAAGAACAGGCACCCGATGAGTCTGAAGAAACCGAACCACAGGAGAATCCAGTGTCAGAACCAATCATCGAAGCCTCAGCACCTGAGTCAATACCAAATTCACCTATGTATGCACAAGCAGCACGAGAGTTCACACTGCCTTCAGCAGGTGAGTTCATGGCAGCACTTCATTCTGGTGGCCAGACTTTTGCAAACATGAACAAAGCAGTTGCTGATTACACAGCATCAAAGCGCACAAACATTCAAGCAGCCGCCGGTGATGTTCTTACCACTGACACACCGGGTCTCTTGCCAGTCCCCGTGTTGGGCCCACTTGTGCAAGACCTCAATTTTCTCCGCCCTGTCGTAGAAGCATTGGGAGTTCGTGCATACCCAGACGCTGGACAGCAAAAGACATTTGTGCGCCCAACCATCACAACTCATACTTCAGTTGCGACTCAATCAACAGAACTCTCAGCAGTATCTGCAACGACCATGGTTATTGCCGCAAACTCAGTAACTAAAACCACACTTGCTGGTCAGGTCACATTGAGCGCACAAGACATTTCGTTCACGAGCCCTGCAGCAATGCAGTTGATCTTGAATGACCTTATGGGTGAATACATGATCGCTTCTGACAACCTTGCAGCAGACAACTTGCTTACAGCAGCAACATCATCTGGTGTTTGGGACTTGTCAGTAACTGACCTTTACAAGTCAATCTTTGACGCAGCGAACGACATTTCAGCCAACCGCAACTGGCTTCCAACCCATCTTTTCTGCAGCGTCGATGTATGGGCGCAACTTGGGCAATTGGTGGACACAACGGGCAGAGCAATTTTTCCTCTCATTGCGAATGGTCTAAGCGGTTACAACGCTGCTGGTTCACAGTCAGCAACATCATGGAACGGAAACCCACTTGGTTTGCAACTTGTCGTAGATAGCAACTTTGCTGCAAAGACAATGATTGTCACACGAGTAGGCCAAGGCCAAGGCGATGCTTTCGAGTATTATGAGGCACCTCAATCTTTGATGAGTTTCGAAAACCCATCAGTTTTGGGCAGGACAATGAGTTTCCATGGTTTCGTTTCAACCTTCGCAAGTATCCCCGGCATGATTCGCAAAATCACTCAGGCTTAGTCCGAAAGGCGGCTACCGCCGATGGCTACATACGAGATTATTTTCAACCAACGCATAGACAACTATGCAGTGGTTCAAACTCTCACAGACAACGATGTTGCAGTCGGTGAGTCAATCACTGTCTCAGGTCTTGGGTCTGGGCTAAACGGAACCTTCACTGTTTACGCCCAGCCTCAGTACCTATTTATGGGTACCGACTCTGACGGCAACCTCATCTTTGATGCGACTTTTCCGCTACCTAATCAGGTCATGTACTATGACGCTGATACAGACATTGATCGTGTTGCGGTTCAGCCCCCCGGAACCCTGACTTACACACAGACCTGCACATGGGTAACTTCTAGCCAAGTCATGGCATATCTCGGAATAACCATTGACAACCCGTCAGATGATTACACACTGCTTACTCAAGCAACTTCGGCGGCCAATGCGTTCTGCTGGCGTAGGCGTCAAGAATCCGGTTACACGGGCGATGCGCTCGGAACCTCACCGGGCGGAGATTGCACCTTGGGCGTTCTAATGTACGCAGCCGCTTTGTGGCGTGGCCGTGGCTCTGTGCAAGACACCTTTGCTACCTTTGACGGAATGGGCTCTGCAAGCGTCTCAGCCATGACTCCAATGATTAAGCAACTCTTGGGCATTTCACGCCCTCAGGTGGCGTAGTGGCCTTTACAGACCTTTTAAACGAAGCCATAGATGATGTTGCAGCCAAGATTGCAACTATCTCAGGTTTAAGGGTAATAACAGACCCGACTAAGATTGTGCCGAATTGTGTCTTTATTGACGCCCCATCGTTTACTACCTTTGCAGGCAATGGCAACATTCTCAATGTCTCGTTTCCAATTAAAGTTCTTGGCTCTGGCCCTGCTGGTTTACCAGTCCTAAGGCAACTGCTAAGCACCACAGCAAAAGTGATATCGAGCAATGTAATCGTCATGAACGGCCAACCAACTGCCTACCTCATTGGCGGTGCAGAATATCCTTGCTATGACCTAGTAGTATCCATACAAGCACAGACAGCGTAAGGCAGACAATGTACACAATCATTTCCCCAAGAATCGGAACACCGGGCGACAAGTTCGAACCATCCGAAGAAACCAACATTGACGCCCTCATTGAAGGTGGCTTCATCAAATCCGACAAACCAACCACAAAATCTGCTAAAACAGTAGAAACATCTCCAGAGGAGTAACTCACATGGCTACCAGCACTTACCTTTCAAACCCATCACTTACTGTTAATGCAGTTGATCTCTCAGATCAGTGCACATCAGCAACTCTCACAGTCAAATTTGACGCTCTTGAAAGCACTGCCTTTGGTGGTACTTCTCGTGTTTACACAGCAGGTCTTGGAGATCATGAACTGGTCTGTGAACTTTTCATGTCTTATGCAGCCACAGAGACTTACGCAACTCTCGCCGCTTTGGTTGGCACAGCAACCACAGTGGTCATGAAGCCAACCTCATCGGCGGTCGGTGCAACCAACCCATCGTTTACATTGACAGGCACATACCTCGAAGCGCTGCCAGTCATTGACGCAACTCTCGGAGAATTGTCAAGCATCTCGCTTACATTCCGTGGCGGCACCTACGCTGCTGCAGTCGCATAACAAACCAAACAAAGGAAACCCGACATGAAACTCGAACTTCGTGCTGACATGGGCGAAGGCCCATTCACAGTAACCACCAACCTTTGGTGCGTCACCCAATGGGAACGCAAATATAAGACCAAAGCATCAGAGATGGCTAACGGTATCGGCATAGAGGACTTAGCATTCCTTTGCTGGTCTGCTTGCCAAACCCACGGCCATGTTGTGCCGGTCGTCTTTGATGACTTCATTAAAAAACTTGTCAGCCTTGACATTGTTAGTGAGGAAACTGACCGCCCTTTCTCCGAGGCACCTACCGACATTCCCTAGCGGCGGTGCTAATAGCCACAGGGTTCTGGCCAAGTGAGATAGAGTTCACAACTGACGACCTCTCGACAGTCATCAAAATGATTAACGAAAGTCGAAAGTAATGCCAGTAGATGTAACGATGGAATTTTCAGGACTTAAAGAGGCCTTGAAGGAAATCAACACCATTGACAAGAAATTGCGCCGACAAATTACTCGTGACTTTAAACAGATTGTGCAGCCAGTCATCTCAGACGCTAAAACAATGTTGCCATCAGGTGCGCCCTTGTCCGGTATGGCTAGACCTTGGGCAGGCAAATCAGGTGCCGACATTATGTCATGGTCAGATGCCCGTGTAAGAAAAAACATGAGCGCTTTCACAAATGCTCGAAAAGTGAAAGAAACACCTTTTGGCAATAAACAAAACCTTGGTGTGTTTGGTATCCGATGGAAAAGCCCACAAGCCACCATATTTGACATGGGCCGTGAAGGGGTTTTAGGCCAAAACCTTACTGACAGATTTGGCAACCCATCTCGTGTTATATACCGGGCCTACACTGCTGCTAGTTCTAATGTGGAAACCCAAGTCAAAGAATTAGTCAATAAAGTGATGAAACAAACCAATAGTGCAATGAGACTTAAATGAGCGTAATTCTTAACATTGTCTCGGAATTTGATTCAAAGGGACTAAAGCAAGCCCAATTTCAATTTCGGCAACTAGAAAAAACAAGCGACAAAGTGGCTTTTGCCATGAAGCGAAGCATGGTTCCAGCCACTGCCGCACTAACCACTTTGGCTGCCGTTGCTTTCAAAGCCACCAAGATGGCCAGCGATCTCAATGAGGAAACTAGCAAAGCCCAGCAAATCTTTGGTGATGCCAGCGATTCCATCATTGCCTTTAGCAACACAGCCGCTACCAAACTTGGTCAATCTAAAACAGAAGCGTTGAAAGCCG